TGAGGTAATCGCAGTTCCAACTTTGACATTAGTGAATGTTTTTATATCAAATAAACGAGTTTCAAATGTTGTTGTTTCATTTACAAAACTTGCAGATTGTGCTTTAAAATCATAAAGTCTTGCGAGTCCAATTTCAGAACCACCACCACCTTTTCTTTTATCAAGTAAAGAAACCGTTGCAGTTGTTCCAATACCTAAACTTGGAGAACCAGAAATATTATTTACAAATAGAGGATTACCAGTCTCGTAAGTTACAGCTTCTTGTTCAATTTTTTCTGTATCTCTTGGTTTTGTTACGTCTAGGAAAGTATTAGATATTCTTTCAATTTTATATCCCTTAATATATGCTTTTCCAGGCGATACTTGAATTGCTAATAAATCATCTGATGGTATGTTTCCTTGAGTTGTATCTTGTTCTGATGTATATACTCCTTTATTTCCAATTGAATCATTTAAAGACTCTTTTGCAAATACTTCAAAAGGTTTGACATAATAGTCTCCAGATTCATCATAAGTTCTTTTAGCTAAAGTATCATTAATTAAATTATATTGAGTTTCATATTTAAATGTTTGTATATCACCACCTTCAATACGAGAAATTTCAATGAAATTTTGATCATTGTTGTCATCAAGAGCTTTTTTTGTTAAACTAACACTAATTTGAAGACGGTCAGCGCCAGGAGCAGCGAAGTTTGTAAATCCTGATGCGTTATCATTTAGTGATGGATCTTCATCAGCGCTGATAAAATTTTCTTGAACATCAAATCCAACACGAAATGATGGTGCGTCACTATATTGATCTAATATTAAAGTTTCATTTTGAACTTGAACAAAAGTTCCACGAATAAAATATACACCTTCCCCAATTGACATCGCAGATCCAATCGCATTTGCATCAAATGCTAAAGTATTTGCAAATGGTTCGCCTGCAGCGATTACGGTTGAACCATAAACGATATCTTTGTCTGCGATTAAGCTTTCTCCATCACTAAATTCTTCAGTAGCAAAATCGTCACCTGAGTTTTCATAACTAATATAAAAAGTTAAATTATCTCTTTCGGAATCTTCTTTTGATAATATTTTTAGTATTGATGCAGTTACGCCTGAAGTTACACCAGTAATTCTTAATCCTACTAACTGATCTGTATATAATGATACTGGAATACCTAAAAATCTTTCTTCAACTTGAATACATGTAAAGTTAATATCTAAAGTTAAGTTGCCTGGAATTACCTTTGAACCCTCTTTAAAAAAGTGAGTACCAAATTGTTCAATCTGATTCTGTAGAATCGATTGTAAAGTGGTTAATTCCCTTGCTTGAACTGGAGCTCCTGGCTTGAAAAGAACTCTAGAAAAATTCTTATTCTTATCAAAATCGTCAAAATATGGCGATACGTTTAAGTTGGTTTCCTGTGGCATGATTCTTTAAAATTCCAGTACGATCTTGATGTCTTCTTTTTGTTGTGAACTGCGAGTAACAGCAGCTCTGTTATCAACGTAAATGATATCACCGCTATATTTTTTCACCTCTGGGTTGGCAACACCTTTCACGAAACTCATCCCTAAGTTGTAAGTCCTACTATTTATCGAGGTAGAAAGACCAGGCGATAGAGAGGTTCCGAAGTTGGTATCTATATTTAGATTACTTGTTCCGCCAAATATAGTTGTTCCAGCTCCAGCTGCAGGGTCAGCATTAAATCTGAATAACTCATATCCATATGAAGGTGCTGTTCCATTTGTTGATATCGCAAGTCTTCGATCTTGCCAATATTTAAGAACACCTGTAGTTGCTTCATAGTTAATCACACGACCAACGGCTGTTGAACCGATACCAATTTCCTGAGTTACCTCTGAATCTGCTGTAAATGTTGTGGTTGTAGATCCAGCACCAGTGAGTTTTAGTGCATAAACAGCACTTGCCTTTGAAAGAGTCAATTTATTATCAGATCCAAATGCAAGAGGGTCTCGACATAAACCAACACGAGAGAACTGGTTTCCTGTGATAAAATCAGGGTTTGATGTATCGTTTTCTAAACGAGAATAAATTAACACACGATTCGCACCAAGTTCTCGATACACATCAGCACCATGTCCATCTTGAGGTGGAATAATAACATTAAATGCAGCGTCTGTAGAACCTGATGGATTTGTTAATCCAACGTCATTTAATCCAACAGAACCAAAAGTATAATTAGAACCACCGTTAGTCATTTCAACTGAATCAATTTTACCAGCAGCATTCACCACCACAGAACACCTACCACCACTTCCATCACCTTTAATAGGAACATTGTTGTAAGTCGCAGCAGTTCCGTAACCAACACCACGATTTGTGATTGTAACAATCTTAAGTTGTCCACTCGTTGCAGCATTATTTCTAACTGCAGCCACGTCGTTATTAGTTGACCAACTCTGTGGTAGAGGTATAAAACTTGTTGAATCAAATTTGATGATACTATTTGGGTTAATCGTAAAGAGATATTTCCAGATGTATCCGTCTCCAGATGCACCAGCAGATCTTGGTTCTAAATCTGTGAATAATGGTTCATCAAGAGATGGTCTTCCAGTAGTGTTTTCTGGGTTTGTTCCATTCTGTAAACAAACATAAACACGGAAGTTTTGATTCATTACATAATAATTTGTGTCATACAAATTAGTTGAACTAGTTTGTGGTGACAAGTTTGACCGAGAATAATCGTCTCGATACATCTCATATGTTGTACCTGATGACCAAGTTATTTTTCTAACTACTCTTGCAATATCATCTGAATTCAACTTCTTGAGTGCGATCATTGTATCCCAATAATCATTTTCTTCACTAAAAGAATCTTTAGGTGCTGGTGGATTTTCACTCCAATCTGACTGAAAATCTGTTGGGTTAGGAAGACCAATCCACGCATAATAACTATTCGTAGTTGAAGCTATCCCCGCTACAAAATTCTCAGAGTTTAATATTCGCAGTTGATCAGTTATAATTGCTGACATTTTATCGATGACTTTTTGTTTTTATTTATATTAAGAATAGGACTCTTTTAAATCATTAGTTCTAATGATTACAGGGCCAGTCTTAATTCCTGTGATACCATCATTGGTAATCGCTGTAAATGCTTTAGTATCTTTCTTAACGAAGTCGTGTAAACGACCCCATGAGAATTTACCAAATGATCCACTTCCAATACCAATACCTTCAGTTGAACTTACACTTACAGTCACTCTTCTTAAAGAGGTTGCACCAATTCCAAGAGCAGGCCCTTGTATAGTTTTAGCACTATGCACTTTGTATATATTATCTAGGAAGGAAGTTCCAATTCCAACTGTTGTAATTCCAATTGGATTATCATATGAAGTTAATCCATTTCCTACATTACTATCAAATACAGTAAAGTAATATCCAGATGCAATACCACTCACAGTTACAGCAGTGCCTACGACTGATGCATCACGAAGAACAGAACCTTTTGGAATGAACAAGTCAAACTGTAATGCTGTTCCGATTCCAGCAACAGTTGATGTTCCGATTCCAACGACTTCACCAAAATCACCCTGATATTTAATACTTCTCAATTCATCTTGAGTTACTGCTTCTGGCTCCACCATGACTAATGGTGGACTTGTGTGAGTATATCCAAATCCAGCGTATGTAACTGTGATTGCAGATATTGTTCCAGCAGCAGACACGGTTGCATCCGCAGTTGCATTTCCTGATGTTGTTCCGATTCCAGCAGTGATTGTTCCGATTCCAGCAGTGACACCGATAGAAACTTTTGGTGCAACAGTATATCCAGAACCACCATCAGATATCACCACACTTGTTATCGAACCACCAGCAGATACAACAGCTGTTGCAGCGACTCCAGTTTTAGATGTCCTATCAAGAATTAGAACTTTTTGTTTGACTTCAACTAGATCATCAACTTGACTAAACAATGGAACTGCTGTATCTGTAAATACCTCACTTGAACCAGCAGATACATTCTTAATGATATATGCAGTAGGTCTAATATTAGCCTCTAATTCAACTCTATCTTTACCGATTCCAATATTATTTACGAATACATCTTGTGTTTGTTTCTTCCAAGTAACTGGTCTCTCAAGTGTTCTAACAGTTGTGATTCCAGCCTTAACATAAGTGTTTGTAGTCACTGTATCAGAAGTTGTGATACCTGTAACTGTTCTTGGTTCTTGTTGGAATGCATCATCTAAACCAATATCAGGATATTTATTGATTGTTAATTGATCACCAGTTTTAACTGTTTCTAAAATATCAACCTCAAGAACATCATCATCAGAGGCACGATAGTAGTAAATTCTTAATTTATCATCAGCTTTAGGAGCTTCAGAGAATGTAATTTGTGAACCACCACTATACACATAACTTTCATTAGGAACTTGGAGAATATCATTCAAGAATATTAAAGTGTTATCTGCAACTTTAATTGGGGATCCTTTTGCAGCTCTTATAGTAATTGGTGTTTCAACTGCACCAATAGTTTTAGTTATTGGGAATGATTTTCTATCACCATCAAATAAATCTTCAAATGTATTTAATTTTTCCAATTCACCAAATGTGAATCCAGCAAAACTATCATTAAATGTATCAATAACAGTTAATTCAAAATCTTTAACCACTTTATTAGCATCTGTTAGAATACCAGCTTGACCACCCTCCTCTATCTTAAGGACATCATTAATTTTATAATTATATCCAAAGTTTGTAATTTGGAAACTAATTATACTTGATGCAGTACCAACACGAACTGATACTGATGCACCAATACCAGTAGAACTGCCAACCAATCTTAAATTTTCATAATTAAGTGGTTTTTCAAACTCAAGAACTGGAGGAGTTGCAGAACTAAATCCAGAACCACCACCATTTGTAATGGTAACAGATGTAACTATACCAGCAGATACATTTGCCTTACCTATGGTTACTATACCAGAACTTCCACGAGCTCTAACAAGTATGTTTGTTTGTAATCCAACTCGATAACCAGAACCACTATTTCCAATGGATACAGATTCAACAGTTCCAGCAGCAGATACAATTGCAGTTCCACCAGCAGCCACTAAAGGTTGATATCCAAAGTTTGTAGTCTCACCAACAGAAACTATGATACCACCTCTAGGAACTGATGATATGTTTACATCATAATTATTTGTAGCTCCGACACCTGTGAAACTTACAGAAGTAATACCAGCAGTTTCAACGATATTGTAGTCATCATTTGGATTCTGGAATATTTCATTCAGTAAAATAACACCAGTGTTTGTCGCAAATCCAGTTACGTTTGAACCAGCAGACTTCAAAATAAAGTTAGTTGCGATTCCTGTAAACTGTTCTTCCACAGTATCAAATACAAAGTTATCTGTATAAGTTTCTTGTGTTCCGCCAGGAACTCCAGTTCGAGTGAAGATTCTACCAGCAAACGTAGATGTAGTTGTTAAACCAGCTGGGCCTTTTTCACCTTTAGGTGGATCTGTAAAGTTAATTGTATCTTCAACAATCTGATAGTTACCTAAGAACTTAGTAACAGTATCACCAGCACTATGATTTGCAATCGCAGAATTAAGTCTTCCTCTTCTTACAAGTATTCTATTTGTAGATCCAATACCAACAGTATCAATCTTCATAAACTCATCATTAACTTTAATCGTATCACCTGAGAAGAATGATGATATACCAGTTATCGTAATGAAGTCTGTCTCTAACGCTGCATCAAACGATAGTTTAACGTTTACAGGAGATTGTATAACTGGACTTTGAATGTTGTTGTCTAAAGTTATTAAAGCTTTAGAGTTAAGATTCTTTGAAGTAAATGAGTGAGTTGTTCCAACTCCAACAGCTGACACATCAATAACTTTTGGAATTGCTTGAAGTGACTCAGCTGCCGTTCTTGCAACCTTGAATTTATTCTCTGCAAGTTTAACTGCAAATACTGTAGATGGTAATTTAGTAGTAACACCGATTCCACTAATAGCTGTTGCTGCGATACCGATACTCATTGTTGTACCAGCACCAGTTGGTGTGTAAGTTAACTCTTCACCAGACTGGAAGAAGTGATTATTAACTATAAATGTATCATTTGTAACATCAACTACGGCAGCATCTGATGAATCAAATGTTTTATGGAATATTGGGTCTCCAGCATGTTTTAGAGGGAATGAGAACTTAATATCATTCTCTGTTCCAGTGTATGAACCTTCAGCAGACTTTAATCTAGAATTTGTAAATGTAACAAAACCAACTCCACCTGTTCCAGTTTCTGTAAAGTTGCGTTGGAATACTTTAGTTGTAATCGCTGTGTTTGCTGGAGGAGTTAAACGAAGTTCAATGTCACCACCAGACGCTGTTGAATAACCAACACCAATCACTCCAAGTCCAGATGTTGAAGTGTTATTTGTTGAGAAGTTATCTATATAACCAAACTCTGTAAAGAAAGGTTCACTACTATCATGAATTGCAGTTACTTGAGTAACAGCGTATTTGTCATTTGTTGTATCATGTATTTCGATTAATGCGTCAAAGGCGGTATATGTATTTGAATTGATACCACTAATTCTTGTGGCCTGTGGAGTTCCTGTAGCTGCGATATTAGTGGTTGTAGATAATAACTCTGTTAGTGATATGGTTGTGCTTCCGATTCCAGTTGCAGTTCCTCCGATTGCTACCTGATGAACCCTCATTGTTACACCAATTCCAGTCTCAGGTGTAAAGTAAACACTCGTAATGCCAGATCTTACATCTGCACCAAATGTTCCGAGTCCTACACTCGGAGCGTTAGTTCCAGATATATTATCATTAATCATCTGTGCATAGTCTAAGAGATAAACCTCTTCGCTATCATTTAACACAACTAATTCGTTTATTTGAGTTCTTTCCTGACCACCTAATTCTTGTGTTTGAACAAGTAATTTAGAAGTTGTAACCGCAGTAGTTCCAAATCCTACAACTTGAACTGGAGATGGATCTGTAGAACCAATACCAGTTGATGAAGATATGATACTAACACCAACTCCAACGTTTATCTCGGTTCCAATGTCTCCCTCAGCGGCAATTGTATTTTTAAATGTTTCTTGTGCAAATATTCTTAATGAATAATTATTAAACTTAGATTTAGCTGGAACAAATCTTAAATTACCTATTGTTCCTGTAATTGCAAAATCAAAATCACCAAGATCGATAGATGTTTCCACACGACCAAATTTCATCATGTAACCGATAGATCTATCATGAAGTAAATTGACCTGAATTATTTCTTTTTCACCTGATAATCTAGTGTCAAAGAGTAATACATAAAACTTAACGCCATCAACTTCATCGATATCAAAGGCAAACACATCAGAGAACGCAGTTGCACGAGGTAAATCATTGAACTGAGAACTAACACTATCAATTGAGATTGCTCTGTTTGTTCTTGACTCGATGTAATCTGTTAAAATTTTATTTCCAAAATTAATTTCATCAGAGGCAAATAATCCAGAAATATTTTTAGAATTTTCTGAAACTAAATCAAAGTCATATGAATTGTGAAGAGATTCATTCTCACTCACCAAATCTGCAACAACCACAGCAACTGCTGATGAAACACCAACAGATGCATTATTTCGATTCTTATCATCAGTTGATGCTGTGGAAACAACACTTACATCTGCAAAATTTCTAAATCCAACGACATGTCCAAGACTGTTAACTGGATCTTTCCATGTATCATAATCAATTGGACTTTGTAATGAATATGCAAATGTTTGATAGTAATCATTATCTGCAATTTTTTGCAATTCTGTGCTTAGTTTTCCAGTTTCTTTACGGAAACCACTTCTAAATTCAGAGTCTGAATCAATATTAAAGACAGAACTAAACTTAGTTGTTTGTTCAATTAATGCAATTGATTTAGATGATTCACCATTGATTGACTCTCCAACGTTAAAAGTGTCGTTTGAGAGAACTTTTAGATACTTGTTGTTCTCATTCCATGCAACAACTGTCCCTTCTTTGTCACCTGTGCTTACTTTTTCTCCAATACTAAATTGATTTGTATCTACACTTATATCAAATGCAGCGATATTTATAAATGGTATCGCTTGTCCAGAAGATGAAGATCCACTAAAGATACCTGGCTGTGTAACTGACCTATCCAAATTGTATGATACAGTTGCATTTCCTCCGCCTGGGTTGGTGTTCACTCCAGTAATTACAAATGATTCATAATTATAATCTGATGAATTAAATCCACTTCCTGTTGACCCAATACCTATGTTTTCAACATATAATTTTTCTCCTAATGTAAACGGATATGTTGTAGAATCATACGCACCTTCAAGAGTTAGAGTTACCAAGTTAGTGCCGCTTGTGAATGATAGATCTTTAACTTTTATTCCATTATTATTATTTGTAACAACAATTCTTGGATTTGTATCATATAATGAGTTTGTGTTTGTTAAAAGTTTAACTTTAGATACAGATGTTCCCTGTAATTCAACAGTTGTTATAACTTCATCTTTAACCAAACCAGTCACACGATCTATAACGACAATGTTTGGTGGTTCAACATAGTTTTTACCTCCAGAACTGATACCAATACTTGATATCTTGGATAATCTATCTAATCTCAAGATTTGTGGTAATTGCACAGACGGTTGAATTGTTTTATCTGCTGAGTAGTCAAATCCTAAATTTTTAATTGTGTATCTTCTTAATCTACCAGTTTCATCACTATTCAATCTAACTACACCACCCACTCCGAGAGTTGATCCAATTGAAGTAACAACTGGAATAGTTTGATAATTTCTACCTTTTGATATAATTTTTATTTTGTCAATTGAACCAATCGCAGTTGTGGAAGATGTAGCATACTTTAAAGTTGTAGCTTCATTTTTTGTATAACCATCTTTTTCTGGTTGAGATGGTAATACGAATGAGAATGTAGTGCTTCCAATTCCCGTAATTACATAATCGTTGTTGTAACCACTATCTGATATTTTTAAACTAGAATGATTAATAACGTCAGTATCAACAATTGGATTTCTCTTAAATGGAGCGTTAATACCTAAGTTAACAGGTGTTAATTTATAGAATAAATCCTCTGGAGTGTTTGATGTGACAGAAAGATCAACTCTCGCAGTTGTTGTTACACCAACTGTTCCTACACCAATAACTTGGAATCCATCATCTTCATCATTGTTAAAATAAGGATTTGTAAAGTTTGTATCTCTGAATAACTCAAAATCAAATACTTGTCTTCTCTTTCCAGATATAACTTGAGTTAAGGATGTATCAGATACAGCAAATCCAACTTTATAACCACGAGTCAATGATAACGGTGGATTGATAAGAGCAACTGTATGTCCTGATCCTGTGGATGTAAATGATATAACATCTGGTATAAGTTTATTTGATTCAAAAGCAGTTTCAGATAATCTAAATGAATTATTATCTATTCTAACGATGAAGTAAGTAAAATTACTCTTCAGAGGATTAATTGTATTTGCAGATTTGTAAAGAATTTTATCACCTGTCTTAAATCCGTGATTTACAAACGTAATTGTATTGGATGTCGTATCAACAGCAGCTGCACCAAAATTAATTGGATTGACAAAAGTTCTTCGAGTTGTTTCATCAAACTGAATATTAAATGATGTAGTGATGCCTGGCGTTACAGATAAAGTAACACGATCATTAGCTTGTAATTGATGTGCTTCCTTACAAACTACAGTTCCAACTACTTTTTCAACAAAACCTGTAATTTCAGTTTTCGTGGGTTTAAAACTATGAACTTGGCCAGTTCCAAATCCATCAAAGAATAATCGATAAGCTGTTGAACCAATACCTGTTACTGAACCAGTAGACCCAATTCCTAAAGGATTGGTTGATATTCCTAATAAATCTTTACTCTCTCTAATTGCAAATACTGGAGAATTGTTAATTAACCTAAAGTTAGGTACTGCATTTATTCCATTAGAGACTAAAAGAGGAGTTCCATCATCACTTGAGTAAATAAGTTTTTCGCCAGTTACGAATCCATGATCTTGTAATAAGATATTTTGAGTTGGAATGAATATTTCTGTTGTTCCACCACCAACCACTCGATATGAATACCTGACTGTTGAACCAATACCAACACCAGTTGCTGTTCCTATCGCAACACTTTCACTAGGA